AAAGGTTAGTAACAGAATCAATCTGCCAAACTTTGTTTTCTGCAAGGAAACTAATCGCTGTATACCACTTCCAAAACCCTGCAAAACTATTTTCAGTCTCATCATCTGCCACAATATTGGACTCTTCAAATAGACTTCCGAAAGATTGGGTAATGCCCTTCCTGAATTCAACAAAAAAAAAACTGCTCCCTCAAGGTATTTGATGGGCAGTTCTTTCATCACTTCAATTCTTGCTTTGAAATCTGATTCACCATATTTTATTCCGTCTTCTGTATACAAATAGGCTGCGAGTTCTTGTAAGTTTGAAACTCTATATGATTCCTCTTTGTTGAGGAATGTGTCAATGTCCACGAATTGACCAAATGAAATCTTTGTTACATCAACAAAATTATATTTGACACCAAACAGTTCAATGCTCTTGAATAAGGTCTTCTGATCCTGATTCATGAACTTGTATAACTCATTACCAACTCGTCTGATTGTTGATGCATCTTCTTCCATGATCTGAGATTCTTTGATCCCTGTTACTTTGGAAATCATTCTCACATACATCTCTTGTTCATCCAAGATGTCTTTGAGTTTCATGATGTCCATCCACATGCTAATTGTTGGCTCTTTTACCTCATATTTTGTTCCATTGTAATCAATGAATTTGGTCATACTCATAAATATTGTTTTTAGTATACATATACTCCTGTGTCTCTCGCCACCTTCATCTCAAGGACATAACGAATGCCATCGAGCAAGTGGTTTGAATCATCCACTGGTTCATCAAGATTATTATTGTTCTTGTCAATCTTCCAAACATATTGTTGAAGTTCAGTTTGCAGATTGATTGAATCTTTGTGTATGAAGAATTTTGATCTCTTGATTAGATCTATTCCATGTAGGATTGAATTCTTCTTAACTGGCTTTGCATTGATCCCTTCCCTTTTTAATTCTGCTATTGCCTGTGGGTTTGCTGAGTCACAAATAAAATCATCATAAAGACTCACACCAAGATCCTTGATCTTATAAACAAGATCGGGGATTGTTACATTTTTGAGGTATAACATTTCCTCACAATAGATTGAATCACCAAGTTTGTGGACTCTTACCAGTGCTGAAGGATGTGAGTAACCCCAATCAAGCCCGAAACCTAATAGTTTTGCTTCCTTTGGTAATTCCTCATATGTTTCTTGATGATTGAATACAACTCTTGTTGGAACACCTTTCTGTCCAAGACCAAATACTCTCCATAAGTTTTGATCTCTTTCTCTTAGTTTCTCGATCTCATCAATTTGTTGTTGTGGTAAGAATGGATTGTCTTTGTAAGTAACGATTCTATAGAATGTGTCCTCTTGTTTTTCCATGTCATATAGGTAAGAATTCCATAACGATGGATTGAAGTCAAGGATCATTCTCTCTGATGTTCTTAGTGAAAGTTGTACATACTCATCATAGGTAATCTCTGTTGCTTCATTGACAAAACAAACATCTCTTTTTCTACCTCTTATTTTTTCTTCTGAATCCAGTGAGAACCATTCAATGATGTTTGTTCCAAGTTGGTAATAACCATCCACAGAATGCCAGTCTTCTTCTTTGTAGATCTCAAGCATCAATAAAATTTCTTTGAGATCACGAAGGACCGAACCCTTGAGAGCGGGGAGAGTTTTTCTTACAATGGAATAAGTTTTATTCTCTTGGTTTAGAACATCAATCACCATCCATAGAATAATATTCCATGTCTTCCCCGCTCTCGAGGATCCCTGAAAAATGTAGTTTCTATAATTTGTGTTTAATAGATCCTCAAATACTTGTGTTGTTTTGACTCTCAAGTTCTTTCTTTTCTTGTGCTTCTTTTAGGAGTCTATTAAACTCTTCTGTTATTCTTTTTGCTTCGTGTTTTTTGTAATTGTTCCTTGCAACTATTCTGCGGTTATGGGCTTTTTTTCCGCCTCGTTTTCTTGATTCTGGCATGTGTCTAATTTTCTTTTGTATTTTGACAGTTTAAGATGTTTCTCTTCCTCGTAAACAGCATTGATGTACTTGGAAATGTTTGCAATCTTTCTCCCCATTTCTCTGTGGTTATATTGTTCGAGTGGGAAGAAATTAAATTCGATTTCATAGAAACAATAAAAGTTCCAATCGTATGACTCTTTGATTTGTGCGTCCATAATGAATTTAAGACTCATTCCTTCCGCTTTTAATGCGTTCGTGACAGAATACCTCATTCGTTGGAGAAAGCGTCTTAAATCGACTCTATGACCTTCCTCGTTTGATTCCATAAATCCTTTGACATCGAACCATACTGACTTAATGTCATATTTGCTTACAGATCCTGAATCTATTTGGAATTTGTCATACTGTGGTGCTTTGAAAAAGTAGGACTTTTTACTCTTGGTCATTTTGTTCTTTTGATTTGATTATTTCAATTTCGATTTTCTTATTTGAATCTATTTTCTCTCCACCTGATGTTATGTCAACTTTCTTCTCAACATTCCATTGATCTTTGAATTTGTTTCTCATGATCAAACTCCATAAGTTGGAATTTACATCTTTTGACTTTCCTTCTTTGAATCCTTTTCTTGGAATTGAAGCCCACCAAGTATGACTTAAATGTCTCATTTCATTGATGGTATTTGAAAAATGATCATTTTCTTCTACCCATTGGTAAAATAACTGAGACCCTATACCCAAGTACACTATTGCATCAATGTCAAACATTCCTTCTCTCCCCATCTCGATCAGTTTTGTTTCCCAATTTGCTGGTAGATCATTCAGGGTTTTTTTCGGTCTCCCCTTTGGTCTTTTGCCACTGCTCATATTGTTCATATTGTTTTAGTAAGTGATCCATTCTCTGTTTCACTCTGATCCAACAGTCCATACAGTTGACAGTTAGTTGTTCAGGGAAATGTTGATTATGGAAATTTATTACCCATTTCTTTTCTGTAAGAATATGTGAGTTATGTGAAAAGAATCTTTCCACTCTTTGTTTTTCTTCTTCTGAAAAGTTTGGTTTGATTGGTTCTTTAAGTTGTACTGAACCATCGGCTTGGTTTACAATCACAGGTTGAGATTGTTCTTTATTTTTATTTTTACAATTACATCCCATTGGTCTTATAGAAATCTTCTCTCAGATTTTTTAATATTCTTCTGTATTTGTTTATGTCCCTTGAGACAGAGTTAAGTGGTATTGTGGTTCGCTTTGCGAGTTTGCTTACGGAACACCCCTCATTCATAAATAGTTCAAAGAGTCTTGCGTAATACCAAAGGTCCCCCTTCTTATGAAATGTAATAATCTTATTCACCCAATTCAAGTCAATCGGATCTTCTTCATAATCTACTTGAACTGCATTGTGATCTTGCAGTTCTGAGAATTTGTATTTGTTGTATTGATGGAAGTAATGACTGGTCTTTGAATGAAAATTATTTCTAACAATACGAGCAAAAAAGAACAGTCTCTCTTTGTCACCAAGAATGGGAGCGGACTGGTTTAGAAGAAACTGTTCAAGGCATGAGTGCAAAAGATCATCGACATCTTTTATTTTGGAAATCTTTTCACAAATCGTTCTGAGTTCAGAATAATTATTCTGAATCCATTGGTTCATGTTTTGGGGTGTTTTTTCCCCTGAAGAGGATTCTATTGTAGAACTCATTTTCTTCGGTCCAATGATTGTTTATTTTCTGCAAGTGACCTCTTTTAACCAAAAGGATTACATGATCTCTGACTGAATATGGTGAAACATTTATGTCCTTTGAGATCTCAGCGTTTGTTATGGTTGAAAACCCTTTTGGATTTTTGTCAATGTCCTCACAGATGATGTCATAAATTTTTTTATGAATTGGATTCATGGTTTGTCTTTTTATAAATATTAGGTACAGGATGGTATAGAGTAAATAAAAACCCCAAACAATTTGTTTGGGGCTGTATATGGAAAACATCAAAATGGGATTACTTATAAATATTCTGATGGGATTGAACCAATCGATTATATTGGTAATCTTCAGTTAAAAAATCAATTACCTCTTGTTGCGTCAAATGAAGGACTTTTGAGAGTGCATCAAAATCTACACCAAGACTGATTAGGATCATCGTACGCATCATCTTGGTCGTGTTGGATGTTTGATCTACTTTGTTTGTCTGTGTTGTATTCATGTTTATTCGTTTTAGAATGCAAACTTACTAAATGGTTTTGAATCTTCCAAATTTTAATTCAAGTCCATTCATTGTTCTTGTGATGATGTCACATCTTTCATATTCTTCATCTTCTCTTGCTTTTCTCAGTTGATCATCCAATATTCCAATGTATAGATGAATAAGTCTTGGATCAACATCCAAATT